CCAAGCTATTGACAACTCGTATGGATCTAACGGATTAACAACTACAGTGCCAACAATTTCGTTAGCTAAATCTTGACGTTTTAATCTTAGTTCAGTAATTCCTGCATCAAACTCAAATGGCATAGACTTTAAATAGCCCGGCCACGTTTCAGCACCGACGATACCTTTTCTCACTAGTTTAGCAGTAGTACCTAATACTAACACTCCATAATTATCATGTGCTGTTGAAATTGTAAAATCTACATCAGCAATAAATGTACCTTCGTTTGCAATTTTTTCTTGTATCTCGCCTGTATTTGCAACTACAACTCTAGTTCGTATGTCTGCTTCTGCTACACCATTAGAAAAGCCTGCTCTTGATAAATCAAGATCAATTGTTCCTGCTGTCTCGTTAAAGATACTATTAATAACTTGTGTAATAACACCAAGACGTTTTACTTTTACTGGAGGACTAATCCAAATAGGTGTAGTAAATGTTAACGTAGCAATATCAATATCGCTTTCTGTTCCTGTAGGAATTGTTCTGCTGCTAAATGTTAGCCCTGTCATATTAACAACACTTAAACTTGTCCAGTCAATGTAGTTGTCAGTTGTTTGAATCTCTAAACTTGGATTAAACAACATTAAAATTTGTTCTAATATTTGTAGCTTTTGATCTGTATTTGAACTCCACACATCAACATTAACAGTTAGTGTATATGGAGTAGGCATCAGTCTTTCAACGGTAAAATTTTTACCTTCAGTATTTAAATATTCTTTACCAGCTGCATCATATGCACGTTCTCTAATATTTACTTTGTTAACGTAGCTGCTGTCACTTAGACGATTGACATCCATTTCAAGACCAGTAATATATACAGCCATTCTTGGTGCGCTTGGAATCTTATTTTCTGAGTTTTCTCTAATGATGTTGGCAACTTGCCGAGTTAAATCACCGTACATAACTGGAATCTGAGTGAGAGCACCTTTGCCATCTTTATAACTAAAGTTACTCATCATACGCACAAGCTGCGTTATGTATCTGCGTATTTGACCATCGTAAAAATGTTGATATCCCATTATTCTGCCTCCATCCAAACACGTTTGCCGTCGATTAGCTTCCAAGTCTTGTTTTTAAATTTGCCTTTATTTGCTAAACTTACTTTTCTTTTATGTTCCTCTGAGCAAGTTTTCCCCTTCATTGGTCCACCGTCTTTTCTTAACGCATTATGAAAGTGATATGTTTTTTTAGAATGTTTTGAATGTGAAAGGTGTTCATACTTGCAGCGATCAACACTTTGTATAGTTTGACCTATATAGCATTTTCCGCTTTCGATATGTGTACATTTGTAAATTTGCATTAATTATCCGCCCGTGGTCTAAGTGCTTGAGACAAACTCTGTCTTTCAGTAGTTGTTTCACCACCGATAGTGTCGGTACTAGTATTATTAACAAACGTACCTTTTTGCGTACTGCGTATATTAGTGTTTGTTAGTGTCATTCTAACATTATCTTCTTGCTTAACCCAACGCACTCCGTCATATCTAAACAATCTATTAGGTGCAAAATCATTGCGTAAGAAGAAATCTCCTGTAATAGGCACACCCGGAAACGTAATTCCAAATCCAAATGCTTCTCCATTTGTTGGAATACCATCTCCTAGTAAATAACCGTTATATCCAGAACGTTCTACTGTTTGCATTGTATCAGGAATATTATCGGCATCAGTGTCAACTAATTGGGTATTACCATCTGCATCTAGTTGTAGGCTAAAGTAATGATTAGTATTGTATCCTGATTTAGGAGCATCTACTTCTGCTTGCGATATAACAGCATTATTGATTTGCATCTCTTTATCATATGTTGAAAGCAAATCACGTAATGTATTGCCACCTGGATTTTCTTCTTCTGCAGGGAGGTCAAGTATTTCTTTAAATTCTTGACTGTCAATAATTTGTTTAAGTTTAAGTCTATACAAGTGCGGATACCAAGTTTGACTGAATCCTTCACTTGCACGATTAACATCTTCTACAACATAGAACCTTTTAAGTGCTACACTGTGATCGTTTAGTGCGTATTCATCTTTTAAGTGAGGTAATTCAATTACGTCACCTGCTATAATTTTTCTACCAATTGTTTTAACACTGCTATTAATATGTATAGTAAGCATCAACGTGTCATTGGTCATAAACAATCCAAATTGGCTTAAATTAAAGTCAATATCTTGTACGTTATAAATTCCACGTAATGTGTAGATATCTGGATCGTACTTTCTATCCCTATTTTCAAGAAATAGTAAGTCTTGTATATTAGTTGGTTTTACACTATCGTATTGAGGTTGATCCGCAGTTGCATTTGCATCCGTTGGATTATCTGTACCTAAGTACTTGTGTATATGAAGATCGGTACCGCCAACAGTAAACATTTCAAGCACTTGCTTGTCTATAAAGTGGTAGTCGTTACCTTTTTGTGGTTTATATAAACTTAATCGTGGCATATACATATTTAGCGTCTTACCACTGTAACGATAAATACTAGGGAGACATTAAAATGGCAACAACAAAACAAGAAGTATATGATTACGTACACACGCTGCTAGGCGGAGGTATGGTCGATGTTGAACTCGATCCAATTCATTATGAAACGGCACTAAAAAAATCATTAACTAGATTTAGACAGCGTAGCAATAATTCAGTTGAAGAATCGTATTTGTTCCTGCCAACTATACTTGATCAAAACGAATACATCCTGCCTCAAGAAGTAATCGAAGTAAGACAAATATTCCGTAGAAGCATTGGCGCTCGTACAGGCGGCGGTGATGGCGGCAGTTTGTTTGAACCGTTTAACATGGCGTATACAAATACTTACTTGCTAAGTTCTAGTAATATGGGCGGTCTTGCAACATATGATATGTTTTCACAATATCAAGAACTAGTAGGCCGTATGTTTGGTAGCTTTATTGAATTTAAATGGAATAGTTCTAGTAAAAAACTTACCATGCTTCAGCGTCCTAGAGCAAATGAAACTCTAATGTTATATTGCTATAATTATCGTCCAGATGAAGAATTACTAAACGATTATATGGCACAACAGTGGATTAAAGATTATACTCTTGCAACTTGCAAATATATGCTAGGAGAAGCAAGAGAAAAATTTGCTACTATTGCAGGACCACAAGGCGGCACTAGTCTTAACGGATCAAGTTTAAAATCAGAAGCACAAGCTGAAATGGATAAACTTGAAAATGAAGTTGCTATGGCAATGGCCGGCGGCACCGGATTCGGATTTTTAATAGGTTAAAAACTACTTGACAATGCTTTAATTTCTGTTATACTAATAGAAACATTGGATCATTTGTATGAACAAACTTAAACTACTAATTATCGGTCACGGACGTCACGGCAAAGATACTGTATGCGAAATACTGCGTGACAAGTATAATTACAGTTTTGAAAGTAGTAGTAGATTTTGTTCAAAACGTTTTATCTATAACGACTTAAAGGAAAAGTATGGATATGCTAATGAGGAAGAGTGTTATGCTGACAGGCATAATCACAGAGCAGAATGGTATGATGCTATCTGCGCTTATAATGTTCCTGACTCAGCGCGTCTAGGACGCGAAATGTTTAATGCGTATGATATCTATTGCGGCCTACGCAATAAAAAAGAATATCATGCTATGCGTAACACCGAAGTATTTGATTATGCTATCTGGGTTGATCGTAGTGATTACTTACCACTTGAAGCAAAAGACTCAATGAGCTTAGAACAGTGGATGGCTGATTATACTATTGATAATAACGGCACCTTGGAAGACCTACAGTTTAACATAGATCAGTTAATGAAATTCTTAGACGCTTAAATTAGAAGTCAGGTACTAAATCGCCCTGCTTCCACTTAACGCCTTCCTTTTGAAGAGTGCGTTGACAGTTAGCACATATAGTTTTAAGATTACTAATACGGCAGTTGTTTAACTCGCCGTCTATATGAAATACATTAAACTGCTCTGAGTGTTTTGATTTAAATCCACATTTTTCGCACAGTGGTTTCTTTTCGTAACCAGCTTGCTTCCATTTAGGTACGCCGTGATTAACTCCGCTACGTAAGCAACGCTCGCATAACTTACGATAGTGTATTTTTCCGTCCTTACGATAGTTTATTGCCGCAGGACGTTGGTTACATTGGCATAATGGTCTCATATTGTATTTACCTCACCTTTTCGGTCCCTTTTATACCACTATAACTCGTATAAATTTATCGTAGTATGCTAAATACTAGCAATAACAATCCAATAGGAGAAAACGATATGGCATTGACATCACCAGGCGTACAGGTTAGCGTAATTGACGAGAGTTTCTACACTCCGGCTGAACCAGGTACAGTACCAATGGTTTTTGTTGCATCTGCAAGTAATAAGACTAATGCAGCTGGAACAGGAACTGCACAGGGCACATTAAAAGCTAACGCAGGGAAACCTTACTTACTTACATCACAAAGAGATTTAGCGGATACATTTGGTGATCCACTTTTCCAAATTGATGCAAACAACAATCCAATTCACGGTGGCGAGCGTAATGAATACGGCTTACAAGCAGCCTACAGTTTGTTAGGTGTTAGTAACAGAGCATGGGTCGTACGTGCAGATATCGACTTAGCTGAATTAGCACCAACTGCAACTGCTCCTAGTGCAGATCCATTAGCAAATACATACTGGTTCGATACAGAAAATTCAAAATACGGAATTCAACAGTGGAACGGTGCAGCATTTACTACAATTGGTGGTCAAACGTTTACAACTAAAACTCCAATTGTTATTACAACAACAGACGGAGTAGTTGACTATGAAGACGAAGATTATACTCCACTAGCTAGTATTGGTGCTATTGGTGACTATGCAATTGTTGCAGTTACTACATTAAACCGCACTTGGTTTAAAAATGCAGTAGGCGCATGGGTTGAAGTAGGCAGTGATGCTTGGACAGCAAGCTGGCCAACTGTTAAAAGTACTATAGCTAATCCTACACTTGGCAGTCCACCGGCTGATATTACAATCAACGGTACTGCTATTTCAGTTGGTGCAAATACAATTACTGACGTTGCAAGTTCAATTACTAGCTTCTTAGCAAGTGTTGGTATTACATCAGCAGCAGTAGACGGATTCCTTGAAATTTATAGCACTGGTGAAAGTTCAGGTGCAGATGATAGTACACGTGGCGGTCCAGTCATCATTGGCGGCGATACTGCTAAATTAGCACTATTAGGCATTAGCTCAGGAACTTATTACCCACCAGCAGTACAAGTATCGGCACATACAAGTGTTCCACAATTTAAAATTACTGATACATATACTCGCCCAACAGGTAGTATTTGGGTTAAAACAACTGCTCCAAATGGCGGCGGAAATTTAAAAGTAAAACTTTGGAATTCAGAGACATTACTTTGGGACGAAAAAACAACACCAATGTACGACAACAATGCAGCAGCAGTGTACGGTTTAGACAGTACTGGCAGCGGCGTAAACCTAGCAGTTGGTGAATTGTTTGCTAAAACAAACGTTGCAGCAGACGCTCAACCATTGGGCACATTTACAATCTATCGTAGACAAGCAAGTGGTGCAACTGTTATAAGAAGTGCAGCAATAACGGGCGCAGCGCCAGGCAATAGTTCATCAGCAACTAAAACATTCACTATGTCAGTTGTTACAATTGTTGCGGGTGTTGCAACAATGGGTAGTCCAGTAACAGTAACTGTGCCTGCAACAACAGGCAGTGCAAGCGGCGACGCAGTATTAATTGCAAGTGCAATTACATCAGCAGGTGTTGCTAACGTAAGTGCAACAGTTGATGCGCAAAATAAAGTTGTAATTACACATGCATTAGGTGGCGAAATTAACTTTGTTGACACCAACGGATTGTTAAACGCTATCGGATTTACTCCGTATATTGCAACTGCATCAAACAGCACTGTTAACTTAGCATATGCAGACGGTACAACTTTTAACACATCACCAAAACAATTTGCTGCAACTAACTGGCGCATACTAACGTATACACCAAGCGATAATGCACCAAACTCATTGGCAGCTGCCGGACAACTATGGTACAACTCGATTGTTGACGAAGTTGATGTTATGTATCACAACGGTACAACATGGGTTGGATATAACGATGCAACTGCGTTTCCAGATGCAGATGCCGAAGGTCCAATTGTTGCAGCAAGTATGCCACTAGTACAATCAGATGGCAGCACACTAGTAACAGGTGATCTATGGGTTAGTACAGCTGACTTAGAAAACTACCCAACAATTTATCGTTATAACAATAACGTTGCAGGTACAACAGCGCAAAAATGGGGATCACCGCTAGATGCTAGCGATCAAACTACTGAAGAAGGTATCCTATTTGCTGATGCACGTTACAGTGTAAGCGGCGGAACAACTGAAGTTATGACAGACGCAAGTATTGCTGAATTACGTGTAAGCAACTACTTAGACCCGGATGCACCACAAGCAGCACTATATCCAAAAGGTATGCTACTATGGAACTTACGCAGAAGTGGATTCAACGTAAAACGTTTTGAGCGCAACTATATTGATACAAATGCAGACAACCTACGCTTAGGTGATGCAGGCGAGTACCCGATGTCAGGTTACTATCCGCACCGTTGGGTTACTGAATCAGGTAACCAAGAAAATGGTGCAGGTAGCTTTGGACGCAAGGCACAGCGTAAAGTTGTTGTACAAGCTCTACAAGCAGTTGTTAACTCAAATGACGAAATACGTGATGATGAATCACGCTTGTTCAACTTAATGGCTTGCCCAGGTTATTCAGAACTAATCGGCGAAATGATCAGCTTAAACTACGATAGAGGCTTAACAGCATTTATCCTAGGTGATAGTCCATTCCGTTTAACACCAGATGCTACTAGCTTAAACGAGTGGGCAACTAACGTTAACCTAGCAGTAGAAGACAACGATGATGGTCTTGTTAGTCGCGATGAATACCTAGGCGTGTTTTATCCATGTGGATTTACAAGTGACAACTTTGGTAACAACGTTGTAGTTCCAGCTTCGCACATGATGTTAAGAACAGTTGCACTAAGCGACCAGGTTAGCTATCCATGGTTTGCACCAGCAGGTACAAGACGCGGCGGAGTTACTAACGCAAGTTCAACTGGTTATATCACAAGCGAAGGCGAATTCCAAAGTGTGTCACTAAACGAAGGTCAACGCGATACATTGTACAGCAACAACATAAACCCAATTACGTTTATTAGTGGTGCCGGACTTGTTAACTTTGGACAGAAAACTCGTGCAAGAGGTACAAGTGCATTAGATCGTATTAACGTAGCACGTCTGGTTATCTACTTACGTAGTCAGCTAAACACGCTTGCTAAACCTTACATCTTTGAGCCAAATGATACTATTACTCGCAATGAGATTAAACAAGCAGCAGAGAGTTTATTACTTGAATTAGTTGGACAACGTGGTCTTTATGATTACCTAGTTGTTTGTGATGAGTCAAATAATACTCCAAGCAGAATTGATAGAAATGAACTATACTTAGACATAGCTATTGAACCTGTTAAAGCAGTTGAATTTATCTACATTCCATTACGCTTGAAAAACACCGGCGAAATCAACGGACTTTAAACGATAAATACTTATAGAACAGGAGCAGACTAAATGGCTATTTCAACATTATCAAAAATATCAGTTCCCCTAGCTAGCGGAGATTCCGCTAGTAGTCAGGGACTATTGATGCCAAAACTCCAGTATCGCTTTAGAGTGTCACTGGAAAACTTTGGTGTATCAACACCGACTACAGAACTTACAAAACAAGTTATTGACGTAACTCGTCCTAACGTAAGTTTTGAACAAATGACAATTGACGTATATAACTCAAGAGTATACCTAGCAGGTAAACATACATGGGAACCAATTACGCTTAACTTACGTGAAGATGTTAACAACAATGTGCAAAAACTTGTTGGCGAGCAGCTACAGAAGCAGTTCGACTTTTACGAGCAATCAAGTGCAGCATCAGGACAAGATTATAAATTCGTAACACGCATTGAAATCTTAGATGGCGGCAACGGTGCTAACACACCAAACGTACTTGAAACTTTTGAACTTTACGGTTGCTATGTAGAAAGTGCAAACTACAACAGTTTGTCATATTCTAACTCAACTGATCCAGTTAGTGTTACACTTAACATCCGTTACGATAACGCATTACAATCACCAAACGGTACTGGTATTGGTACAGCAGTTGGACGTACAGTTAATACTTCCGTTACAGGCGGCGGCGTTTAATACTATTATCATTTAGTCTAAAACAAAAGGGAGCTTCGGCTCCCTTTACCTTTATATACGTACTTAATACTAAAGGATAAATATTTGTATGGCAAATAAGTTTAACGGTTTATTAGATTCAATTTCAAACGGTATATTAAGTCCCAAAGGCAATATGGCCGATTGGCAACATGCTGCACGGCTGTATACTGATAGAGATATGGCCCTTGCGCCAAAAACTAAATTCCTTTATCATGTGCAGTTTGAAGTATCAGATGTTGCAAAAGGAATTGCTCCTAAGTTGTTTACGGGGTCTACGTTAAACGAAATAGGTATGCTTGTAAAAAGTGCAGACTTGCCTAAATTTAGTGTTCAAATAGAAACTAAGAAAAAATATAACAGAGTAAAAAATGCACAAACTTCAATAAGTTATGAACCTGTAAACATTGAGTTACATGATGACAATGAAGGCATTACCACTGCATTATTACAAGCATATTATAGATACTATTTTGCAGACGGTAATCAACAAAAAGATTCTGGTAGAGCATATGCTGTTGCACCTCACAGTACGTACCAAGGTAGCTCTCGTAATAATTATAAGTTTGGTATGGATGTAAACAATCCAGGAGTACCTTTCTTTAAAAGCATTAAAATAAGTGTACTAGCTAGAGGTGAGTACACTACATATACATTAGTAAACCCAATACTAACTAGCTGGAGTCACGATAGTGTTAACAACAGCGACGGTGCTGGCACTATGAGTAACAGTATACAAGTAGCATATGAGGCAGTGTTTTATAGCCAAAACAGTATTACTACAGGCCCGCAAGGCGATCCTGTCGGATTTGGTCAAGATCATTACGATACGACACCTAGTCCTATATCATTAGAAGGTGGAGCCAAGTTAGGGTTAGGCGGCACAATAGGTAGCGCATTAGACCTATATGAATTTATTGCTAGTGGCGAATCATATAATAATCCATTGCTTAGTATATTACAGGGTGCTCAGTTAATTGGTAATATAAGAAATTTATCAAAAGAAGGATTACGTCAAGAAGGATTTAATATTCTTACAGGAGCAATTGGTCAAGCAACTGGAATTAATGTTAGTGGTGTAGCACAGACTTTCTTTCCAAAGAACGGCGGAAAAGGTGGCGGCAAAGATGTACTATTAGCGGCAGCAGGTGTTGGCCTTGCATCAGCTGTAACTAGTTCAATAAAAGCTCTTAAAACCAATGCCGCAGCATTAGATAGTGCAAGACAACGTCAATCAATTAAAAATTTCCAAGCAGCAGGTGGTGGGTCAGCTGCACTGGGCGCAGCAGTGTATGCTGCAACTAAAAACAATCCAAGTGCCATGGCTGCACTAGATAAACAATTAGGATTATAAATGAATAACGGCAGCTTACCAGTTACTACACAAACAAATGACAAACGTGTAACTTCATTCTTTGATAAGTATTTTACTGCAAAGCTAGAATTTGCATCTAATGAAGTTGATGCAGTTGTTGCATTTTTTGAAAAAAGAGGTTTTGAAAAGTCAGCAGCTATTAGTACTGGATCTATTCTTTTGCAACAAGCAAAGTTAGACAATATTAAAGTATTTGTACTATTAGATACCCTTAAAGGTTTTGACGAAGCAAAACTGAGTGCAGTTGTTGCAGAAGTATTAAATTATAATAGATTGAGTACTAGTGTACTTGGATTTAAAAATACTACAAATACCAATACTTTGGAAAAGCGAAACATAGCGGTATAACATGTCAAGGTTTGCACAAGGTAAATTCAACTGCAAAAATCCAGCAAAATATATAGGCGGCAAAGTTCCAACATATCGGTCAGGTTGGGAATTTGCATTTATGAAATTTTGTGACGAAAATGCTAATGTTACACAATGGGCAAGCGAAGCAATACGTATTCCATATCGTAATCCGTTAACTGGCAAGCACACAATCTATGTACCAGACTTCTTTATTGCGTATGCAGATAAAACTGGTAAACAGTTTGTCGAACTTATTGAAGTAAAACCTTCAAATCAAACTAGTTTAAAAGAAGCAGGAAAGAGTAGACACAATCAATTACACGCTGTAGTTAACGCTGCTAAATGGGAAGCAGCAAATGCATATTGCAAACAAAACGGTATAAAATTCCGCATAGTAACTGAACACGATATTTTTCACGGCGGTAGACGATAACATACTAAATAAGTGTGTATATTAAGGATAAAGTCTGCATGACAAAAAAACTTGAAGAATTACTAAATTTGCCTGACTCTAAAGAAATTGTAGATGATGCAAAGGCAGAAGAAAAAAAGAGTAGAGCAAAAGTTGCTGTAGTAGACCAGCATAACACTTTCCGCGATATTGCAGAATTTGATAAAATTGCAGCAGCATTACCGAGTGTTAAAGGCTTAGGCGAAATGGCTGATACCGAACTTAACGAAATTGCTGATAAGGCAATGGCCTCATACGAAGACTTAATGGACTTGGGTATGAACGTAGAAAGCCGTTATGCAAGTAGAGTTTTTGAAGTAGCCGGCGGAATGCTTAAAACTAGTCTAGATGCTAAAGTGGCTAAACTAGATAAGAAATTAAAAATGGTTGAGCTACAACTTAAAAAACAAGCAATAGATCAAAAATCAAATCCAGATGGTGACGTAGTAAATGGCGACGGGTACGTAGTAACAGACCGCAACAGTTTACTCGAAAAACTTAAAAACATGGATAAATAAGTATAACAGGGAACCCATGTCATGAAATCATTTAAAGAATTGTTAACCGAGTCTACAAAAACTTACAAATTTAAAATCCGAGTAGCAGGCGAGGTACCCGAAGGATTTGTAGATCGTATGAAGGCCAGTTTAGCAAAGTACGAAGTAATAAAACTGAGCGCCGGCAAGAGAGCTCCAATTACAGCAAAGCCTGCAGACTTTCCAAGATTACAAAATATGGAAGTTACACATTACGAAGCAGAATTAAAGTATCCTGTTACTGCACACGTACTTGAACATTACCTAGTTGACAATTGCAGAATTCCGCATAGTTACCTTATTGTACGTGGCGAAGGTGATCCTGTTGAGGCTCAGCAAGAGGAAGCAGCAGACAATAAGCCATATGAAGCACTTTTAGCAACTGAAGATATGGGCGGTGAAAGCGCACAGGCAGACGTAGGCGGCGAACGTATAATGAGCTTGTTAAAAGAATTAGAAATGTCTCGTAAAGAACGCGACATTGACCCAATGGCAGCAGCACCGAAAGGTGAAATATCATGAGCGATATTAAAGATTTTATTAATATTACAAATTTATATAGCGAATATACACTATTGGAGGCATCCGCACAGGAATTAGCAAAAGGCCTCTATAATGCAGGCTCTGGCAAAACATTTGGAACAGATGAACAGGCTATAATGAAAGCATTGGCTCAGATTAAATCACCTGAAGAATTTAAAAGCGTGTCTGATGTATATAAAACTATGTATAGAAACGCAGATCTTACTGCTGATTTACGAGCTGAAATGAGTGGCACTGAGTTACAAAGACTTAACAGCACATTGGCAAAAATTAACCCAGCAGCAGCGGAACCAGCAGCACCCAGACAGCGTGGTCGAGGCCCAACAGCACCACCAGCACGTCCTGGACAACAAACTAGTAACTTACCTGCTAAGTTAGGTCAAATCACATCAGCTAACTTGATGAAAGATTACCAAGATGGCGGCAAGCAGCCAATGGATCAAGTTAAAACTGTACAAACCGCATTATCACGTGCTGGGTTTGATCCAGGTAAAATTGATGGTATATACGGTAACGGTGTATTTAAAGCTGTACAAGATTTCCAAAAGGCGAACGGTTTAAAAGCCGATGGACAAACTGGTCCTAACACTATTAAAGCACTGATAGCAAAATCAGGTGGACCAGCAGCAACACCTCCAGCAGCAACACCTCCAACAGCAACAGCAGCAACAGCAGCAACACCTCCAGCAGCAACACCAGCAGCAACACCAGCAGCAACAGCAGCAACACCTCCAGCAGGTAATAACCCAGATGAAGCAGATCCGGCAGCAACAGCAGCAACACCTCCAGCAGGTAATAACCCAGATGAAGCAGATCCAACTGATACAGGAACACCTGAACTACCTCCAGCAGGTAATAATCCAGACGAAGCAGATCCGGCATCAGGAGCAGCAACACCTCCAGCAGCTCCGAAAACACCAAATCCGTATGCTGGGGCAGACGCAGATAAGTTTTCAAAACTAAGCCCGGAAGATCAAGAATGGTTAACACGCGCCGGCGGCAAGCCGGACATCAACGATCAATTTATTCTTGGAAGAGCACCAAATGGTGGCAAGCCGGCAACAGCACCAACACAACAAAATCAAAGTAAGGACTATAACATGAAAAAAGCAATGAACGAATCAGCTTCAATGAATGTATCAATGACAGCTGACACTGCTGATCAAGTTGCAGAACTAATGAAGCTGCTAAAAAATGCAGGTATGTCAGATGCAGCACCTGTAAGTAGTATGATGGCACCGACGCCTCCAATGGGAGCAGCGGCACCTAATCAAGATAACATGGCTGACTTTATTAATATGGTAGGCGGCGACGAAATGGAAGGTCCAGCAAAACCATGTAGCGTATGTGGCGAAGACACCTCCGAATATGATGCAGTAGTTGCAGAGTGGGACAACAGTCCAGACGAAGAATATAAAGATGCTAATTATATGCTCAATGACTTAGCTGGTGGTCTTAACCGTCCTAAGAAAGCATATGCTAAAGCACAAGACGGTGACAACGCAATGGCAGTTGAATCAATTAAAACTCAACTTTGGGCAGCTTTGACTGAGAAGAAAACTACTGAAGGCCGTGGCCGCGGTAAAAAGAAAGTTGAAGATACAAAAACTGCTGAAGGTCGTGGTAAAGTAATGGCCGGACGTGGACGTGGTAAAAAGAAAGTTGAAGATACAAAAACTGCTGAAGGTCGTGGTAAAGTAATGGCCGGACGTGGTAAAGACAAGTTAATGGCTGGACGTGGCCGCGGCAAGTAAAAATAGTAAGTCTTAGTAATTAGATGTACTAACCAAATAGGTCATTCGGGGCCTATTTGCTTGAGTAAATAGTTATATGGTAAAAGACGATATTAATTGGACAGCATACTTTGATAGTATAAAGCCTGTTTGTCCTTGGAGCGCAGCAGCGTGGAAAAAGGGCGAAATTAAAGTTACACGATGGTGTGGGAAGTGGGAACACTTAGAAAATAACCAAGCAATTGTTTACATTGTGCCCAACTATAATCGTAGACGGTTAAAGAAACTTTGTAGTAAGCTAGATACTAGTTTGCAATATGAATGGTTATGGAGCGAGCCTAGATACGGCAAACATGCTGCTCCTACGCATATTTTAATCCAACAAGATAGACGCAAGCTATTTGATCTGCGCTTCGACATCGGATATTACAGTGATAAAATAGGTTAAATAAACGTATGGCAAAATCATTAGACGGCGTATTAATTAAAAAAGCAAACAGGCAGGAAACGTTTACTGAAGCGCAGATTGCTGACCTTTTTAAGTGTATGGATCCTGTAGACGGCTATTTGTATTTTGCTCGTAAGTTTGCATACATACAACATCCAGTAAAAGGCAAGTTGCTATTTGATCCGTATGAGTATCAAGAACGCTTGTTACAAAGTTATCATAATTTTCGCTTTAATATCAACATGTTACCTCGTCAAACAGGCAAGACTACATGTGCGGCAATCTACTTAGCATGGTATGCAATGTTTGTACCCGATCAAACAATCCTTATTGCTGCACACAAGTACACAGGTGCGCAAGAGATTATGCAGCGCATCCGTTACATTTATGAGTTATGCCCAGATCACATTAGAGCAGGTGTTACTAACTACAACAAAGGCTCAATCGAATTTGAAAATGGAAGTCGTATTGTTAGTGCTACTACAACAGGCAACACAGGACGTGGTATGAGTATTTCACTACTATATTGCGACGAGTTTGCGTTTGTACAACCTAACGTAGCTACAGACTTTTGGACATCAATATCTCCTACACTAGCAACTGGTGGCCGTGCTATTCTTACAAGCACACCAAACTCAGATGAAGATACATTTGCTACTATTTGGAAACAGGCAGAAGATAAGTTTGACGAGCACGGCAATGAACAAGAATTAGGAATTAACGGCTTCCACAGCTTCCGTAGTTATTGGACAGAACATCCAGATAGAGATGAAAAATGGAAACAGGAAGAACTAGGACGTATCGGCGAAGAACGATTCCGTCGTGAATACGACTGTGAATTCCTAGTATTTGACGAAACACTTGTTAGCAGCATTAAACTTGCTACCATGGCAGGTGATACTCCGCTAGTTAATATGGGACAAACACGCTGGTATAAGAAACCTACAAGCCAATATACGTATGCAGTAGCACTTGATCCGAGTATGGGCACAGGTGGCGACAATGCTGCAATACAAGTATTTGAATTACCAAGTTATGAACAAGTTGCAGAATGGCAACATAATACAACTGCTATTCCCGGGCAGGTACGAGTGCTTGCAGATATCTGTAAGTATCTTGCACAAGAAACAGGGAACCAGAACGGAATTTACTGGAGTGTTGAAAACAACGGTATCGGCGAAGCAGCACTTCTCGTTATAAACGATTTTGGTGAAGAGAATATTCCAGGTCTATTTGTGAGCGAACCAATCAGAAAAGGACACGTCAGGAAATTCCGTAAAGGTTTTAATACTACACACGGCAGTAAAATTACTGCTTGTAGTAGACTTAAAACTATGATTGAAAATGATAAAATGATTTTGCACAGTAAGCCATTTATATCTGAGCTTAAAAACTTTGTTGCAACAGGATCAAGTTATCAATCAAAAGCAGGACAAAGTGATGATCTTGTTAGTGCCACACTGCTTGCTATAAGAATGATGGCGGTATTAAAAGATTGGGATCCTAGAATCTATAACACGTTTACACAAGCTGAAAATATGGAAGATTACGATGCACCAATGCCAATCTTCATAAGCACAAACTATTGATAAATATATTACAATGAAAAATTTAGATCTAATAGCAGAAGAACTTTTTAATAAAATACGTGGACGGTTTCCAAGTGTTACGTTAGGTGACGGCGAAGGCAAAGTTACTAACGTTCCTACAGATGCACGATTCTTTGATTTTGATTACAAAGAAGGTGCTGCAAACTTAGGAAAAATTAGCATAAGTTTATCTGAAAAAAGTGTTGAAATTATGTACAGTGATAGTTTTGTTTCAGAACAAGACGAAATTACAAAACAAAATTGGTACAATTTTCTAAAGGAAATTAGACAGTTTAGCAAGAAAAGATTAATGACGTTTGACACTCGTAACATAAACAAGTCAAACCTCGACAAAAGAGATTATAAATTTTTAGCACAAAATCGCGGAGAAGAAACAATGAGTGAATCAAAGATGTACGGAACAAACCGTGTGAGCTATCAAAAGGTTGATGGAGCAAGAATAGTAGTTAAACATACTGAAAGTGTTAACACAGAACTTGCAGGTGGCCGCACACGCAGTATTGGAAAGATATATATTGAAAGCGCAGACGGCGAGCGCTTCATATATCCATTTAAGCATCTAAGTGGTGCAAGAGCAATGGCACGTCACGTAGCAGAAGGCGGCAAACCATTTGATGACTTTGGTACACACATTGTTGGCTTATCAGAAGAAATGAATAAACTCCGCAAGTTTAAATCTTACATGGGCCGCAGTGCTGTAATGGCAGAAAGTTTAGCTGGGTATACTAGTGTAGTAAACGATCGTATTAAGTCAGTTAAAAAGACTATCGAAAGTCTACAAAAACCAAACTACTATGCAGAAGCATTTGGTTCTTTTGAAGTAGCAGTTATGGAAGATGTTCCTGCAGATGTTAAAGAAAACTGGATTGATCAATTAACTATCAAACAGTTTAACGAAGAACTATCAGATGTGTTTCCATACATCTACAAACTAGTAAGTGAAGCAACAAGAGCAAAAGAACTAACAGCTGAAGATTTACTAGGTGAGGCTGATACTGTCTCTGGAGTTGGCACAGAAGTGTCACCTGGCGGAGTTAAAGCGTATGAATCAGATATTAATAATGCATTTGAAGAAATGATGGGACAGTTTGCAGAATCTAAAGATGATGATTTTGAAGAAGGCAATGCATATGCACAAGCAGTGCAAAAGGCCAAAATGAACGGCAAGAAAAAAGGCGACAAG